TCGCTGATTGTCTCGGAAACCCGATGGGGTGACGAGGGCCAAGCAATGTAAAGCCGCTTTACATGTGCAGGCTGAACGACTGAGCGCGATGGACTCGAAAGAGTATGCAACAGTCTGGTCTCGGAATATAGATGAAATCCGAGAGCTTAGCAGAAATGACTAAGCCCCCGAAAGGGAGTAACAATAAGTATCCAATTACCATGGACCAGCAAGCTGGCGATATTCTACGTAGACGTAGATATCAAAACTTGCAAACTGCACCTGTGCCTCTTGGCAACGGTATCGTAGATCCAGCAGCTCAACAATTAGTTGCATTAGATATTGATGCTAGAATTGATTGGTATGGAACTTATTTAATACTCCAAGAACAGGTGATGCTAATTAATGAAGACCCAGTACTTAATAGTGCTGTTAGTACTCTTGGTCAATCATTAAGAGAAACAGAAGACCAGCTTGCGAGAAGCATGATGGAAGGGGGTAAAATGTGTGCTCCCTATAAATCTAACCTGATTGACTTGGAACTCCTCGCTGCTTAGGCAGACGGAAGACAAGGCGGAACTTTTACACCGCGTTGATTAAGAGGTTGCATGCGTTTATATAGTGATTTGCGAAATTCTTTAGATTCTAATGAAACGGGACATTCCCTGATTAAATATGATCTTTTGAATTCTATTGCTATCTCGCATTGCTCTTTTTTCGACACTAAATATGGGAGAACAGATTGCAAAACATGCAAGGAGTCATTGTTATGAAGTCTCCAACAATATGTTGTTTTCCAGTTAACTTTATTTTCTCTACTAGGAGAAGTAATAGCTCTACTGTAACCTCCAATATTGGTTTCAAGCCAATAAATGAGTTTAGGACAATTATTGTAGACTTCAAATGTGAGATAATATCGGTCTAATCTTTTGTAGTAATACATAGAGATTGTTCCTTCTCCATCAATGATGCCTGCAAAATATGCGTAAAGTTCGTTATGATTCATAATCCTCCTAGATTGGTTGGTTAAGATCATACCATTGCAGTGACGTAGAGTCAACAAAGAAAAAGACCGTGAACGACTAAGTGGTTAGACGCCGAAAGGTGAAGCGATAGTCTGAGCACTATGGAAACATAGTGAGGATGATCCGAAGAGGTTATCCCGCCACAAATGTGGTCAGTAGGTTTGGGAACCGAAAGTAACAGAAATTGGCACCACCGATTAATTGTACATCTGGTACGAACGGTGATAATCCTAGTAATATAAGTCCTCTAGATTGTTCAAAAGCAGTTAGATTACTAAGAACTGCTAATGCTCAGTTTATTATGGATATTATAGAAGGTGAACTCAAATTCGGTACAGCTCCAGTCCGTTCGGCTTTCTTTGGTTTGGGTCATACCAACCTTAGTGCTGACTTGGATCAAATGGTAGGCTTTATTAACGTAGCTAACTACGCTAATCAGTCTAACCTCTTGCAGTCCGAATGGGGCACAGTAAGAAACATACGTTTCCTCCTGTCTTCTTTGGGCTCAATTAGTCCTGGTGCTTCTGCTCTTGGTCAAGACATTTACAACGTCTTCTTACCGGGTCAGGAAAGCTATGACATGGTTGATCTTGATGGTTACAGTGCACAGTTTATTTATGCACCACCAGAAATTGCATCGCCTCGCTTGAGACTCTACCAGACTGCTGGTTGGAAAATGGCTCAAGTGTTCAATATCACCAACACCTCTTGGATTGTCAACCTGCGTTGCACTCTCCAAGTGGCATTATAGGAGGTGAAATATGAGTACAATTATTACGTCTGGCTCGTTTACAAACGTTGCTTCAACACCATATTTTCTTCCTTTAGAGCAGCATGTTAGCTATTTTAAGCTAGTAAATGCTTCTCAATTGGCTTCTTACACATCTGGCAGGGTTACTAATGCTGAATGGTGGGATTATATGGCTGCTGGAACGGCATTTGTGGATGCCCCTACAACGATTACAGGCCCTTTGAATACAAGTGCTGTCATCAGGACTCTGCTTGCTCAAAACGGAATTACTGTATTTAATGCAGCAAATCAGGCAAATGGAGCTAGTATTTCAGGAGCAAGTTTTGTTCCAGGTTCTCCAACTGTCTTTACAGCAAATGGACATGGTTTCCAAGTTGGAGACAATGTTAGAATTGTAAACGTTACATCTGCTCCTCAAATTGCAGGTTTGACAATGACAGTTACGGCGGTAACAACAAATACATTTACCACACTTTTGGATACAACGAATGCTGTAACAAGCGTTTTTACTGTCTATAAAGTAGGGAGTGCCTATTTGCCGCAAAAATCGCTTTATTACCCACAGAATAGGGTAATAGCAGCTATTTCGCAAGCTAACCCAATGGTAGTCACACTGCTCGTAGCACAAAACTACCAAGTTGGCGATGTAGTGAGATTTGCTATTCCTACCCAATTTGGAATGCAGCAACTTAACTCAACAACTAATGGATTGCCGTTGCAATTCACTATTTCGGCAGTTAACAACACTGTAGGAACCCAAACGGTAACATTTGCAAATGTGAATAGCACAGCATTTACGGCATTTGTATCGCTTTTGTCTGCACAATACCCAACATCACTTCCTGTGATGATTCCCCAAGGAGAAGGAAATACAAATAATTTTCTTAATGGGATTCCTGCACCAAGTCCTTTACCATATGGAAATCAAGATATTCTAGGTTTTGCTACCCAAAATCAAGGATATAATGGTCTTCTTATCGGGGCAGGAGATGGAACGGCAGCTGCTAGTACAGGTGGTCTGATAGGTTCTTCTGCAGATACTTGGTATTGGGAAGCTCATACAAGTTTGCAACAATGGCCAGCGGTATAGCTTAATTCACATGATAGTGTGAAAGTAGGTGAGGGGAAAAAAACCCTCACCTTTAATGGAGATTTTTTAAAATATGGCAAGACAAAAAAAGTTTACTACTGTACAGTCCAAAGAAAAGCCAATTGAAATAAAAACGGAGATATGTATGACACAGACGGTAGAACTCGAAAATCTACAGCAAGAAATCGATAAAGCTAGAGTTGAACTAGAGCAAACAAAACTCGAATTAGAAGAAAAACGCAAAGCGGCTAATGCGATAAATCCAAGACGCGAACATGATGATGATGAACTTCGCGCAAAAGATAGAAGTATTGTTGCAAATAGCGCTAAGGCGGCAGCTAAAGAAGAAATTGAGAAACAGAAATTATTTGATAATGTGAAGATTACAGGTAAATTTATTAATCGTCGCGTACCTGGTCAGAAAGTTAAATTGACCTATATGAAGTACGAAGATGATCCGGTCAAGTGGTATGAATTAGAAGATGGTAAAGTCTATACCCTTCCTAGAGGTTTTGTGGATCAGATTAACGAGTATTATTACACCCCACATTTTGTACAAAAGCAGGGGGAACAGAATCTTACAGACTCCACAGGAGATAATTCAGCTATTCACCATGTAGACAACAGCAATAAGAAATATGCATTTATTCCCTTAAACTTTTAGGATGTAAAGCAGGTTTACATGGCCACTCCTACGCAATCAGCTGTTATGTATTATCCCGGATACTCTCAAACGACGGTAACCGAGAATTTTGTTTGGCAGGTGATTGCTTCGATTACATTAGCCAGTCCCATGGTGATCACTACGGTGTTAACCCATAATTATGTAGCAGGAGTTAAGGTTAGGTTTAACATCCCGAGCATGTTTGGAATGCAACAACTGAACATCATTCAATGTCAGGTAATTTCAGTGACAACAAACACTCTAACTTGTAATGTGGATTCAAGTAATTTTACGCCATTTGCATACCCCGTAAGTTTGCCAAATGCGTATACGCCTCCGGTCGTGATACCAAATTCTAGCGGTCCTTACCTGCCTCCGATACCGCTTCCATATGGTGATCAAAACGGATTTGATGGTATAATTTACAATGATGGTCAGCCAGACAATCTAATAAATAAGGCTCTCCTTAGCCCGTAGGTGATATATGGTAACTTTAGCAGATATGCGCAATACAGTTCGTAGGATGACTGCTAGATATTCACCTGAACAGATGCCAGACACGCAAGTTGATACTTATATCAATCTCTCATATACCCTACAGATGCCAGAGAACTTCAAAAACTTGAAGTTAACGAAACCTTATGTATTTACAACGGTACCTAACGTTGATACATATGATTTTGTTTACGAAAGTGGATTGTTAAATGATCCTGCGGGAAATCCTATACCTGGGAATGTGCAATTAACACCTCCTGTATATTGTCAAGGGTATAT